GAAAATAAAAGGAATTGGGATAAAATCTTTTATACCAATGGTAACATAAGGGATTGTAAACACGCAGAAAGTTATCTCTCTGTTGTAAATAAAAAGTATAGGGTGGTAGAGAATAAGGAAATTCTCTTGCCTTTACAAGAACAGATGGTTAAATATTTTGATCCAGAAACAGTATCAAGTATAAAAATTAAGGATACAATCTTACATAATGGAGCAATCTGTTGGGCAGAATATGTCTTTCCAAATCTTGTCGAAGCAATTGAAACAAAAACAGGACATAAGACTTCCTTTCAACTGCGTTATATAGCAAAGAATACTTTTAATGGGAGTGGTGCAGTTGTGCTTTACAGTGGAGACTTTGATGTGTTCTGTACCAATGGTATGATTTCAGGGTCTTATGATGTAACCAAAAAGAGACACACTAAGAATTTTAATGTAGAAGGATTCATGAATATCTTTGATAGTTCTTTAGAAAAGCATAAAGAACAAGTAGAAAAATATCAGGTATGGGCAGACACCCAACTGAAAGAAAGGACTACAGAGAAAGTCAAGAAGTTATTTAGAAAACTTACTGATACTCCTGATGATCCGAAAAAGTCTAACACATTAAGTGATAGGTTGTTTAATCAGTTCATGATAGAGAGAGAAATTAGAGGAGATAATATATTTGCTGTCTCTTCTGCACTGACAGCCTATTCCTCACATGATTCAAGTAAGTTTCCTTTGACAAAAGTTGGAAATGAGAATACACTCTTGAAGCGCCAAGAAAAAGTTGGTAAGTGGTTGTCCTCTAAAGTTTGGGAAGATTTCTTAGAAGCAGCCTAGTTAATAAAGACGATGGGAGGAACATCTTGCTGGAACCCCAACTGTGGTAAGTTGTTGAGCACTGGATGTTCTTTCCCATCTTTAGCTAAGAAACATAGGAGTTAAGATAAAATGGTTAAGAACCTTTGGGATAAAGATAGAAAAACTATTTTTAGACAACTGGTCAAAGAATATCTTCAAGATGGTTATACATCTAAACAAGCAAAGAGATTAGCTAGCCAAGAAACTAATGAAATTATGGAAGATAAATTATCTTTTATAGATAACATTCAAGCAGCCCAATGGGGTGATGAATAATGGAAGGCTTTGTAACCTTACTTAATAAAATGGGAAATGATTTATCTGTAGTGAACGCTGCCAGAGTATCTTTTAATAAAGAAAGTAAAGAATTAGTAGAAGGAGATAAAAAGCTAATAAAATATTTAGCTACTCATAAACATTGGACACCTTTTGCTCATTGTTTTTTATCTTTTAGAATTGAAGCTCCCATCTTTGTAGCTAGACAACTAGCTAAACATCAAGTAGGATTAACATGGAATGAAATAAGCAGAAGGTATGTAGATTATGAACCATCAGTCTGGCAACCATCAGTCTGGCCTGTAAAAGCTTTTAGAAAAAAAGCTGAGAATAAAAAACAAGGATCATGTTCAACCATGTTACCTAATGTGCATTTAATTTATGCTTATAATGATTCTGTAAGACACGCAGTAGATACATATAACTTTTTAATTAAAGATGGTGTGTGTCCAGAACAAGCAAGGGCTGTCCTTCCATTAGGTACAAACACTCAATGGATCTGGTCAGGTTCTCTACACGCTTTCAGTAGGGTATACGCACTAAGAAATACAGAAGATGCACAGAAAGAAACTCAAGATGTAGTTAACTGTATAGGTATTGAATGTTTAAAAACTTTTCCAATTTCATGGAGTGCTTTGACCAGTGAATAGGTGGAAAATTAAATTGATTAATTCTAAAGCAGTAAAGAAATATGGACATATGTTTTGGTTGTTCAACACACATAAAGAAGCTAAAGAATTTTTAGATAATAGAAAGGAACTCGTACAACATCTTAACTTTAACCCAGACTTAACCTACTCATTAATTAAGATGAGTGAAGAGGGATAATGGAAAGTAAATTTCTTACACACATACCCTGTGAAAACTGTGGGTCAAGTGATGGCAACAGTTTGTACGATGATGGACACCAGTATTGTTTTGTTTGTGAATCTTTTATTTCTAAGACAGAAGGAGATGAGATGCCAGAAGAACATACACAGAAGGCACCAATCCAAGGAGTCTACACAAACATTCTATCAAAAGGAATTTTAGCTTCAATTCCTGATAGAAAATTAAATGTAGCTACTTGTAAAACTTATGGAGTTACCGTTGAGAAAAACAATGAAGCTATTACTAAGCACATCTATCCTTATTATAATTCTGATAGAAAGCACATTGGTAATAAGACTAGGGTAGTAGCTACAAAAGAATTTAGATCAGAAGGTAACATCAGTGACGGCACCCTGTTTGGTCAAAACAATTTTGATCCAGTAGGAAAATATATAACTGTAACAGAAGGTGAACTGGATGCAATGGCAGCTTACCAGATGTTTGGAAGTAAGTGGCCTTGTGTCTCTGTTAAATCTTCTTCTTCAGCTTTAACAGATTGTAAAAAGAATTTTAAATATCTAAATTCTTTTAACACTATTGTTCTGTGTTTTGATAACGACACTACAGGAAGAAACGCAGCCAACAAAGTTGCTGCAATATTTGAACCACATAAATGTAAGATAGTAAATCTTAAATCTTTTAAAGATGCAAGTGACTATCTGAAAGCTGGACAAAGAGAAGAGTTCATACAGCTTTGGTGGAACTCTACCCCTTATACTCCTGCAGGGCTTGTTAATTTAGGAACTCTTGGTTCTTCTTTATATGAAGAAGATTATTGTGAGACTGTAAGTTATCCTTGGTCTGGACTTAATGAAAAGATCTATGGTATTAGAACTGGAGAGCTTGTTACCTTTACAAGTGGAACAGGCATGGGTAAGAGCAGTGTAATCAGAGAATTGATGCACCACATTATGAAAAATACTACAGATAACATAGGAGTATTTGCTTTAGAAGAAAGCATAAAGAACACAGCCTTCAACATCATGTCTGTTGAAGCTAACCAAAGATTATATATTAAGGAAATTAGAGATACCTTTTCTTTAGAACAGTTAAAGGAATGGGAAGATAACACAATTGGTACGAATAGATTTGTAGCTTTTGATCACTTTGGATCTATGTCTAACGAAGATATTCTTGGGCTTGTAAGGTTCATGTCTAATGCACTTGATTGTAAATGGATTGTTCTTGACCATCTTTCAATGGTGATTTCTGGACAACAAGAAGGTGATGAAAGGCGTAACATAGATAATCTTATGTCTAATCTAAGAAAGATAGTTGAGGAATGTAATGTTTCTCTACTGGTTGTGTCTCACCTTAGAAGGACATCTTCTGACAGAGGACATGAAGAAGGAAGGGAAGTATCTTTAGCACACCTAAGAGGATCACAAAGTATAGGACAACTGTCTGATGCTGTAATAGCTTTGGAACGCAACCAGCAATCACAAGATCCTACTGAAGCTAACACAACAACTGTAAGGATCTTGAAAAATAGATACACTGGTGAGACAGGTATAGCAACATACTTGTTTTACGATAAGGAAACTGGTAGAATGTCTGAGATATCAAATCCTTTTGAAGTTGAAGGAGAGAATAATGAGGTGCGTAGTTGATGTTGAAACAGATGGATTGGTCAAGGATGCGACCACTATACATTGTATTGTTGCTGCTGATGTAGATACAGGAAAAGGATATATATTTAAACAAAGAGAATGTTACACAGCCTTTCCTGTGTGGGCTACACAAGTAGATAATTTTATAATGCACAATGGGATATCCTTTGACGCTCCAATTATTAATAAACTTATTGGAGAAACAATAAATTTAAATTCTGTTGTAGACACTTTAATATTATCTCAACTCTACAATCCTATGAGAGAAGGAGGACATTCTCTGAAAGAGTGGGGCAATAAACTTTCTTTGCCTAAACAAGAGATAGACAGCTTCTCTTCCTTTACAGAAGAGATGTTGGAATATTGTAAACAAGATATAAACATAACATATAAATTATATAATGAATTAAAATCTGAAGGAAGAAACTTTTCTTCTCGCTCTGTTAAATTAGAACACGCTATCAGAGCAGCTATTGATACACAAGAAAGAAATGGTTTTGCTTTAGATCTTCCTTATGCTATGACATTACAAGGTAAGTTTGAAGATGAATCAGAACAGATTGAGAAAGATCTTCAAGAAATTTTTGAGCCTATAACAACTATAAGACATCATAAAAGATCTGGTAAAAGATTACCTGATCATGTAGAGATATTTAATCCTGCTTCAAGAAAACAAATTGCTGAACGATTAATAAATAAAGGATGGGAACCAAAACAAAAAACACCAAAAGGAAATATCATTGTTGACGAATCTGTTCTAGCTAAGATTGATATGCCTGAAGCTAAAGCTATTACGAGATATCTTCTTCTCCAAAAAAGAGCAAGTCAGATTAAATCTTGGGTAGAGGCAGCAGGAGACGATGGTAGAGTACACGGCAGAGTCTTAACTTTAAAGACTGTGACAGGGAGGATGGCACACTATGCCCCTAATATGGCACAGGTTCCAGCCTCTTACTCACCCTATGGTGAAGAATGTAGAAACTGTTGGACTGTCTCCAACAAAGACACACATACCCTTGTAGGAACTGATGCTTCAGGCTTAGAACTCAGAGCTTTAGCTCACTACATGAACAACGATTCCTTTATCCAAGAAATTCTTGGAGGAGACATACACACAGCAAATCAAAAGATGGCTGGCTTACCTGATAGAGCTAGTGCAAAGACGTTTATCTATGCTCTACTTTATGGAGCAGGGCCAGAAAAGATAGGTGCTATAGTGGGAGGAAGTGCCAGTACAGGTAAGAAACTTATAGATACTTACCTATCTAACTTACCTACACTAAAGTTGCTCCGCAATCAAGTACAAGAAGCCTCAATAAAAGGTAAGATTAGAGGCTTAGATGGAAGATACCACTACACCAGATCACCTCATAGCTCTCTGAATACTTTAATTCAAGGAG